TTCGCCTGACACGAGACGCGTCGCTGCCCTTGCACAGCATCTACGTTGCCGCAGAGCCTGAGCAGCAGGGCGAGATGCGGGTTTCGTGGCTCCTTAACCACCTGACCGGCCAGGGCTACACGCCCAAACAAGCCGAGAGTGTCTGCGCCGCATCGCGCAACGACCGCAGCGCAGAGCAGCAGCGCGACTACGACAAGGCGCGTGGTGACTTCACCTACCACATCGTCCGCAGTGTCTCAGCCAAGGCCGAGCCTGCCAAGGCTCCGCGCATCTCCCGCGAGGAGCGGGCTGCGTGGGCGGCGTTCGTCGCCACGGTCGGCGCTGACCGCGCTGCGCTGATCGCCAAGACCCTTGGCTGATCCAGCGGGGGAGAAATCTCCCCCGTTCCGCTACGAGCGTAGCGGCCTGCCTTCGGGCAGGCCAGTGCGCTTGTTGCCCTCGTCGAGGGCGGCGTGCTAGGAGAGAGATCATGCGTCAACTGTCTGGCCTGTCGTACGCGAACACAGGTTCGCTTGCCTACCCCCTGCGTACGCGCAGCAAGGAGGTTGTCAACACCGAGGTGGCGTGTGCCGTCCTCGACCTGATCCACCCGGGCAACCTGGGCGTGCTGCCCCCTTCGCCCTCCAGGCTCGCCTACAAGGGTGAGCAGATCGGCGTCATCAAGTACGAAGAGATGTTCCGTACCGTGTGGTACTGACGCAGTGAGCGTAGCCGCGATGGGGGAGAAATCTCCCCCATGCGAGTGCGCTTCGCACTAGGCGCGGCATGGGCCGCGCTTCATTTGACTGGAGAGAGTGATGAACAAACACGCATTCAACGCCCGTGCACGTACCGGGCGCAAGCTCGCCCGGATAGGGCGACAAGACCTCAACGCTTGGTTGTACGACCAAGCAAAAGAGTACGCCCGAACGGGCTACGTTGGTCCCGACCTGATGGGTTGGTTGGATTGGTATTGGTTCGGTTACGACGAGCCGCAAGTTGCACTAGGCAGCCTGCGTGAGGCATACCGAAGGGGGTGGGACCGCCGAGTGGATCAGGTGTGGAAGGAAGTGCAGCAAGGGCTGCACGACTCCAGCAGGGGGCTGCGCCCCGTCCACGTCTATCGTGGGGAAGACGGGCATGTGCGCGTTGTCTACCCCGACGACGCAAGGGAACGCACCATAAGTTGGGAGCAGGCTGTAGCGTAGCGGCTAAAGAGGACAACCCGTCCTCTTTGCCAGTGCGCTTCGCACTAGGCGCGGTGTGTGCCGCGCTTCATCTGAAGGAGAGAGTGATGAACATCATCAAAGAAGTCCGTGCTGCATGGGTGCAGCGTGAGATCAAGCGCCTGCTCCCGCAGGTCAGCCACAAGACCGAGCCTGTGGTGCAGAGGCACAACCCTGCGCGTGCTGCCCGCAAGGCGGCGAAGAAGGCGTGACAACACGGGGGAGATTTCTCCCCCACCTCAAGGAGAGAGTGATGCAGACATATCTTCGCTACCTGCGTGCCGAGTTGCGTGCGTGGGCCGAGGGCAACACGGCTAAGGCGATGACGCTGGCGCGGTGGAAGGCCCGTGCGTACCGGATGTACGCAGTCGAAACCCCGTACTACTGAGGAGCAGACATGTCCAAGTCCTTCAAAGGCGAGGCCCGGGCGCAAGCCCGTGCCGTGCAGCAGCGCCGCGCTGCGCGTGCTGCGAAGCGCAATGAGAACGCGAATGAGAACGATTCTCATTTCCGGGGTAAAAAAGACCTCGTGGACGCAAGTCCGCGTATTCGACGCTCTGACTAGCGCCTTGCCCCACCTAAGTGGTTGATTGGCCAGGGCTTTCTCTTATATATATAGATATAGATTACTTATATTTATATATGTATAGGGATGGGCACGTGCCTGTGTCCATGAGCCCGCCTGCTTTTTTCTTTTTTTCCTCTTTCCCCTCGTCTGTGTGTTTGGATTTTGAAATTAAGGAACACCTGACCATAGTTCACTACTTTACGACGGTGCGACAACCACTTACACTTGTGAAGGTGCCTGTCAGAGCAGCGACTACGTGGACGCAGCCGGTTTTTAGTGGACGCAAACTGTCAAGCACTAGACAAAAAGGACGCTTTGTCCTCTTTCAACCCCCAGGAGAACGCCCATGTCACTGCCTTTTTACGACCGTGTCTCCCCTCGTTGCGCTCGATGTCAGCGGCGCAAGCACGTCAATAAATTCCTGAAATGGTACGAGGGGAACTTCATCCAACGCCCGTTCTGCGTGGAATGCGAGGCGAGTGAGCCCGAGCCTGCGCTTTATCGACCACCCCCTCCCCCCGCTGCGCCTATGCCGCCACCGTCCAAGCACCTACGACGCAAAGCGTGGGGTGCCACGCTGACCAAGTTGTCCGCAGCGCAGGCGTGGTGTGCCCAGACGCGCTGCGTCCAGACCCCACGCTCATCACCCGCATGGTGTGAGTTCCTCGATGTGTATTCGGCGCTGCTCCAATCCATCCAGCGTCGGATCGAGGACATGCGTAAGTGGGGCAACCACTCGCAGCCGATGGACTATTTCTTTTCGCCCGAGACGCTTCGCCGTCTCATGGAGTTGTACGACGCGGCTGACCCGCAGAGGGAGTTGCCGCACGGTCCCCCGCCGTTCTTGCCTGAGGTGGTGGGGTTGAGGAGGTTCGGATGACGACTGACTATTACAAACGCTTCCTGCACCTGGGTGTGCAGGCAACCTGCCCGGGCTGTGGCACGACCCTGCGCTTGCATGAGTTCCGCAAGTGGTGGGGTAGCAAGCACTTGCTGCGCACGCTGTGCATCAGGTGTGAGCCTGAGCGTGCGCTTGAGGACATGACGCCAGAGGAGCGGACGCTGGCTGTGGACAACGAGCGTCCCTTCGCAACGCCTGCCCGGGTGAACCGGCTGAACAAGGCCGAGGTTGCACAAGAGAAACGCCGCCGGGTGATGGGGGCCAAGCGCAGGCACAGCGCTGCGCGGACGCAGGCGTGGGCACCGCTGATGCACAAGCTGAAGATGGACCTGGACTGGTGTCGCAAGGGCAAGCTGGCCCTGTACATCACACCCGAGCGCTTGACTTTCTTCGAAGCGTACGAGGCGGCGCTGACTGATGCGGTCTTGGTAGCCAAGGACCTGCGAACGCGGGCCACGAGCACAACGCAGTTGCCCCCGCTCACCAAGCTCCTCTACCCGGAGACCTGCCGTGCACTGGCTAGGCTGTACGCAGCATGCGTTAACTCTCGTGGCCGTGCGCTGTCGAGAGATCCGTTGTTCCTGCAGATTAACGAGGACATGGTGTCCTCATTGAAAGGAGAGAAGTGATGGAGCCTGATGAGTTTGGTCTTGTGATTGTCTGCGTGGTAGCCGCGTTGCTACTGATGTTCGGGGTCATCTGACCCCATGAGGAGAATGCAATGAAGAGCAACAAGGTAGAGATCCACAACAACGCCCACATCCGGCCTGACCTCGTGGACAGGCTAGCCTTTGTCAAGGCGCAGATCGCCACGCTGATGGAGCAGGAGTCCGCGCTCAAGCAGGCGATGGTGGACACGGGCTTGGCTGTGCTGGAGGGCACGGCGCATCGGTGCACTGTGTCCGTCATCGACGGACGGGTCACGACTGACTGGCGCTCAGTGGCCGAGCGCTTGTCACCATCACGCCAGCTCATCGCTGCCCACACCACCCAGGGCGAGGCGTTCACCCAGGTGCGCTGTGTCGCACGTAAAACGAGTAACTGATCCGGGGGAGAAATCTCCCCCAACCGTGGGGGCTGCGGCCCAGCCCCGACCAGTGTCAACGAGGACACGATGTCCTGCTGCAAGCAGGAATGGAGTCCTCATTCAAGGAGATTCACATGTTTGATCTGAACACTATCATCACCCAGGCCCTGAACGCTGCTGTTGCCGAGGCGCTCAATGCCCTGGTGGAGCGCATTGCCGTGCTGGAACGGCGTATCGACACGCTCAGTTCGCAACATGTAGCGATTGGGGAGCGCCTTGCTGCGCTGGAGAACAACCCCGCCATCGGCACGGACACCACGCTGACCGACCGGGTGGTGGCGCTTGAGACCAAGCTGACCGAGGCCAAGCTGTTCGAGAAGACCACCAACGTCACGATCCCCATCGACGAGGCCAAGATGGTCGAGGCCATGAACAACGCCGAGTGGCTGTGGGAGAAAGTCAACAACTACGTTGATGCTGGCATCGAGCGTGCCATCGACGACCACTGCTCCAACTACAACCACGACGACTACGACAACGTCGTCAGCAACTGGAACGACGAAGACCCGGCTGACTTCCTGCGTGAAGGCGATCTGCATGACCAGATCGACGACCGCGTCAACGAGACCCTGCGTAACGCCACGTTCAGCATCAGCATCTAAGTTCCCCGGGGGAGATTTCTCCCCCATTCCCAACGAGGACATCCCCGTCCTCATTCAACTCTAGGAGAAAGCAATGAAGAACCCATCTATCACCCAGATCCTCGCCACCGCCCGTCGTGACGCACAGCGTGCGGCCTACCGGGCTGCGCTGCGCCCTCACCTCGTGTCATCCCCGGAGGTACGAGCCACCCTGGCTGCGCTCAAGCGCAACATGCCCAAGGAGAGCGCCGAGATCGGCATGTATGTGAGCGACTACAACCACACGATCTACTTCACCCTGCACATCCGCAACCTCCACTCCCTCAAGGACAACGCGCTTGCCAAGGCGCTCACTCCGTTCGCAGGGGACGAGGCATGGCGCTCACACACCAACGACTACACGTACGGTGACGAGCCCAACCGTGACTTCCAGTTCGAGCGCGGCGTGTGCGTGCCCATCGTGCGCAAGACGCCCGCTGTGCGCTGGCTGCAGACGCACACAGGCATGGGTGACACGATCTACCTGCACCTGAGCGTACGCATCAGTGCGTTCGTGAAGGCAGACAGCGACGCCTGCCGCTACGAGGTGGACGTCGTCGAGGAGGTCGTCCGCAAGGAAGTGAAGCGCATCGTCTGCGCCTGACTGCGTCAGGCGTGCCACCCGCCCCTTCGGGGGCTTTTCTTTTAGGAGTAATGCAATGGCAACCAACAACCGACATTTCTTCGCCGCGTCCATTTGGGGGTGGAGGGTAGACACGGACATCGAAAAGCTGATCCGCAAGATGAAGAAGGAAGGGCACCCCTTCGGTCTGTACCTCGTGCCTGTCGGCATGGACATGGACTACGACATCGAGTTTTACAAGCCCAAGGTAGAGGGGGCTGTGTTCCTCACCACCATCCATCCGAAGACCAAGTAAGGAGTAATGCAATGACATACCAATCCCTCCCTCCCCTCAGCCTTGCTGAGGCTGACGCTGACCAAGAGGCGTACCGCCAGTGGAAAGCACTGGACGCGTACATCACCGATGGTCCCTGCCGTGAGTGGCTCCTGTGCTGGGACGGCGACGTCGCTGAGCCCGTGCTCAAGGGCACCAAGGCCGCTACCCACCGTGGCGAGGTTGACACCATCATTGGGGGCCGTGCGCCACTGCACTCCGGCAGCACAGGCCGGGTGTGGACCGCCGATGGTCGCGAGTACTTCCCGTCCGTCTTCGACATGCAGTGGGTGAACACCCAGGAATAAATAAAGCTTCCCACATCCATGGGAACCTGATACAGTCAAGTCTTTGACACCGTGGCCGCTGCGGTTCAGCGGCACATCAACTAGGAGAAACCAAATGGCTCATCAAATCGACACCACCTCCCTGAACCGCGCCAGCTACGCCAGCACCCAGCGTGAGTGGCACGGCCTGGGTGAACTCATGCCCGTCGGGCAGGACGTGGAGGCCTGGGCGCAAGCCGCAGGCATGGAGTACAAGGTGCAGCGCGGAGTCATCCGGTATGCGACCGAGCGCCTGACCCCAGACGCCGCCATCCACAACCTCAAGTCCATTGAGGACAAGCTGGTCCTCTTTCGCTCCGACACGGGCGCTCCGCTCGGCGTGGTCTCTGACAGCTACAAGGTAGTGCAGCCCCGTGAGGTGCTCGAGTTCTTCCGTGAGTGGGCGCAGGCCAACTCGGTCACCATCGAGAGCGCTGGCGTGCTGTTCGGAGGCAAGCGCTACTTCGCCACGGCGAAGATGGCGAACGCAGTGGCAGTGGCGAACACAGGCAAGGACACTGTTGTGCCCTACATCCTGTTGAGCACATCTGCCGATGGCTCACTCGCCACCGAGGGCAGGCTCACTCAAGTACGCACAGTGTGCAACAACACGCTGAGCGTAGCGCTCAAGGGTGCGGCGTCCTTCAAGATCTCCCATCGCACCACGTTCAAGGCGCAGGAGTGCCGAGGCATCATCGAGTCTGCCCACGAGGAGTTCGGCGCGTTCATGGAGATGGCACGCAAGCTTGCGTCCATCAAGGTCGAGTCCAAGCTGGCCGAGGATATGACCGCGCTGCTGTTGACAACTCCAACCAGAAACATCGACGCCGCGAAAGATAGTGCGGGCTTTCACCGCATCATGGGGTTATTTCAAGGCGGGGGCAAGGGCAGCACGCTTGAGACTGCACGCGAGACTTCGTGGGGCTGGCTCAACGCGTGCACCGAGTACGTGGACCACCATGTCCGTGCCCGCTCGGACGAGAACCGCACGGCATCCGCCACCTGGGGCCCAGGCGCTGACCTCAAGCAGCGTGCAGTAGAGATTGCCTTGGCAGCGTGAAGCGCGGCGAAGGGCGCGTAATTCGTGGGGGGGCTTCGGCCCCCTGTTTTCAATGGGGACATGTCGTCCTCTTTCACTTAGGAGAAAGCAATGCAAACTGTTCACATCAGCATCATGACTGGCAAGCTCGACGGCCTGCGGGCTATCAGCACGAATACAAGAACCAACGACTACTGCATCAAGCAGAACGCGTCCGGTGATCCCGACAACATCTGCACCAAGTGCTACAGCCACACGATGCTGTCTTCCTATCGGAAGAACATGCAGCCTGCGCTACAGCGCAACAGCGACGCGCTGAGCACGCGTATGCTGGCTGAGGCGGAGTTGCCTCGGGTCATGGACTCGGTCTTTCGGTTCGACGCGCACGGGGAACTGATCAACGACACGCACCTCGCCAACCTCGTGGCTATCTGCGAGTACAACCCACGCACGGTGTTCGCCCTGTGGACCAAGCGCAACGACATCGTTGCCAAGTACTTCGGTGCACGCGCCAAGCCCACGAACATGATCCTGATCTACAGCAATCCCAAGATCAGCAACATCATGAAGCGCCCACCCAAGCACTTCGACCGCACGTTCAACAACGTGCTGGAGCATGAGTACGTCGAGCGCCAGAACTGCACGGGTCAGCAATGCAAGGACTGCCTGCTGTGCTACACCCCGGGCAATGGCGTTACCACAATCGTGGAGAAGGTGAAGAAGTACTAAAGATCACAGTCAAGCGCTTGACAACCCGATGGTGGGGGCGGATACTCCCCACCTCATCAACCCTTTTAGGAGTCAACATGACTTTCACTGTAGAAGCAGGCGTTCCCATCCCCAAGCGTACGCGTGGCCGTGTGCCCACTGCGTTCCCGATGGCCGAGATGGACGTGGGCGACAGCTTCCTGATCGAGTGCGACACGACCGACAAGAAGGCGCTGACCAACTGGCGGCGCAAGTTCCTGATGGCGAAGAAGGTGTTCCTCGAGTCCTACGAGGGTGCGTTCCAGACCGCAACGGTGGACGGCGGCATCCGTGTCTGGCGTACGGCCTAAGAGTCCCTGACTCTGCACTCAACGCTCTGCTTAGGCAGGGCGTTTTTCATGTCTGAACGAAACTCAACTAGGAGAATGAAAATGAAAGAATACTTCCAATTTAAGCACCCCAACGACATCACCATCGGCAAGGGACGTGTGGTGTACGCGTCTACCTACGAGGCGTGGGCGTTGCCCGGTGGGGAGAAAACGAAAGACCGTACCCGTGCAGAGGCAGTCGCCAAGGAAATCAACGAGATCGCCCTGCGTCAGGAAGAGGCAGCGCGGAGGGCGGTGCGATGAACACCAAGGATCTCGTCCGCCACGCCCGGGAGTTATGGAACTCCCCACTGGTGCCGACCAGTGTCAACCGGCACAATCGCAAAGCCTGGGTCCGCAGCGTCCTGCGCCTGGGGGACAAATGGTTGCTGGCACAGCCTGTGAGGAGGGCAGGGCAATGACACTTGATGAAATGTGGTCGCGCCTTGAGGCGCATCAGCCTTTCGCTGACAAACGGGGCTACGGCCCTGCGTGGAAGCAGATGTGCGAAGAGCGTACTCGCCAAACTGCTGATGCCGTGAGTGATTTGCTGTGGAAAGACCATAACCGGAACGCTGCATGGGCAGCATGGTCTGTAGGCTTTGCACTACGCAATGTGGAGCAAGTGTCAGTTCACCTTAACAAATCGGAGGAAGCATGAAAGAAGAAACCTACCTCTTCGACGACGGCACTGAGCCGACCGTTCGTCGCCTGCCCCGAGGCTGTGACCAGCAAGGACGGTATCCCGAAGCCGCTGAAGCGGCAACCGAGGTCGGTCAGGACGAGTCCAATTTTTACGGGCTAGAGTTCTGGGACGCCCCTGAATCCTTGGGCAGGCTGGTGGTGCTGGGGCTATGCGTTGTTGTCCTTGTCGGCGTCCTTGCATTTCTTGTGGGGGTGTTGGTATGAGCGACCGCGAACTTCTTGAGGCCGCTGCGAAGGCGGCGGGGCTCGGATTCACAGTGCCTGTGTTCGGTGTTCCGCCGTTCATGGGGTTGCGTCTTATCGGTGGGGCACTTTGGAACCCCCTCACCGACGACGGCGATGCGCTGCGGTTGGCGGTGAAGCTGCGGCTAACCATAAATTGTTCGTACGACGATGTGGCTATTTGCGGGCAAGAATTTACGCAAAAGGAAGCGTTCATTGAGCGTAATGGTGAAGACCCTCTTGCCGCCACCCGCCGCGCAATAGTCAGGGCTGCGGCTGAGATTGGAAAGGAGATGAAAGATGACTGATCTGAGAACCGCTGCGCGTCAGGCGCTGGAGGCGTGGGAGCACATCAACAAGTACGGCTTTGTCTTGGCTGACTACGAAGGCCCGATGGAGCAAGCCATCACCGCCCTCAAGGCCACGCTGGAGCAGAAGCCAAAGTTCACCCTGTCCTGTGGATGCCCGTCGCAATACGGCGGTGTCCCTGCGTACTGGAACAGAGATGGCAGTACGGCATTCGGCATGATCTGTGAGAAGCATTGGCATGAGTACGGTGCAAGGAGTGAAGCATGACTGACCTGAGAACCGCCGCCCAGCAGTTTGTGACCGACTACGAGAACGGCGACCTGGGAGACCTGAAGCACTACGCACGCGCCCTCCGCGCCGCGCTGGAGCAGCCGGAGCAGGAGCCGGAGCAGGAGCCGGTGGCGTGGATGTTTCAGCATGACGAAACAGGCCGCATCAACTTCGTTGTTAATTACGGCATGATGGCGGCTGACGAATTCATAAAAGTCAACCCACGCTACACATTGATTGGCTCCCTCTACACCCACCCACCCCGCCGCGAGTGGCGAGGACTGAAAGAGTGGGAGATCAACGACGGACTTGATCAACTGCCGACCGAAGATGTTTGCAGTTGGTCGTTCAGGAAGGGTGTGTACTTTGCTGAGGCCGCTTTAAGGAGCAAGAACCATGAGTGAAGAAATATCACCGCTGGAAAACCACGGTTGGTGGATGGAACGGCTGCGCAAAGACGCGAAAGCAAATCGACCCGAAGCACTTCGTCTTGCCGACATCATTGAGCAAGATCCAACAACCACTTGGGGCTACCGAGAAGCATCACATGCTGCCGCCGCCGAACTGCGCCGGTTGCACGCGGAGGTCAACGAACTCAAACGCACCCTGGCCCTTCAGCAGCAGAGCTACGAGCGCGAGATTCAGATCGAGGTTGAGGCCGAGCGCGAGGCGTGTGCGAAGGTGTGTGACGCAAGATGCATTGCAGATGGATGGGAGGGGTTTTATGCAGATGAATGCGCCGCCGAGATCAGAGCAAGGGGGCAGGGATGATCTACCTACCCCAAGACTTCGCCCGGTGCCTGGAGAAACAACTATCGTTGTCACAGGTTATGCAGAAAGTCCCGATTGATGGGGTATACGAGTGCAAAGGTTGCCTGCGTTCGATACCAAACTCGCCATTGCACCCAGAGTCAACAACACAGGGAGACTTGATTGAGCCGTGGCCTGACTTCACGCCTTGCCAGAACTTTGTTGCTTTGCGGTGGGGTTCGCCTGTAAGCGACGAGGCGCTTCACAAAATGGTGACGGACGAGATCCCGTCTTTAGATTTTGGCCCACGCAAAGCTGTCATGCAGGACTTGGAACTTGGCATGCTTGGCGCAGCAGTGAAGTGTATACACCAACAACAAGGCTGGACGATGGACGGCTTTGACTACGCCGCGAAGAACCGGCGCACTTTGATGTATCACACGTTTGAACACGAGATGAAAAGGAGAAAGCATGACCCACTGGAAACTTGAGCAGCTTGGTGCTGACAAGTACTGGCTGTTCTACAAAAGCGGCGATGTCTGGTTTCATGCGTACACATGCACCAAATCAGGTAACGCCATCTTCACCTTGGATGCGGCTCTGGCAAAGATAAAGGAGTTGGCATGAACTACCTACCCCAAGACTTCGCCCGCTGTGAAAGCAACCCGTTGCTTGACCAGTGCAAACAATGCGCAAGGAACATGCACATAAATCCTGTGCATCCCGCCGCAGGGCGGCAAGTGTGGATCGGCCCGTGGACCGGGCATGGTCCGTGTCCTAACGGAGATTTTGTGGAGAAAGAAGGAGAATGAAATGTCCGACATGCAACGCCTGGACGTCTGTTCTGGAGTCAGTTCTCAGGAGAGATGGATCGCGCCGCCGTCGCTACCAGTGTGCGAACCTGCACAGGTTCAACACGGAGGAAAGAATTGTTGGCCTTTCCTCTACAGCTACCGAGGTGACACCCTCGTCGTCAACAAAGCAATACGAAAATCCAAATACCAAGCCGCCGAAGAAGTCGGCGTAGCAGATTTTTAGCGGGCGTTGCATAGCTGCAAGCGTGGTTCTAGCCTCACAGATGTGAAGCCATTTCTTGCGCACCATACGTGCCCGCTGATTTTGATGCGTATGGTGCATCTCCCCAACCTAGACCGAGGGGGCTAGGAATCTGTGTCTCCCCCTCCCTAATAACCCAACCCGAAAGCAAACACATGGCAGCAAACGATACACAAGTGGGCGGCGCTCACTACCGAATGAATAACATAGAAACCTGGGACGTGATCCTTGATTGGAAGCTCGGGTATCTAGACGGCAACGCTGTCAAGTATCTGTCCCGCTGGCGACACAAGGGCGGCGTGCAAGACCTGAAGAAGGCGCGGCATTACATCGACAAACTGATAGAGGTCACAGAAGCGGAGCAAGCAAATGGCACGAACTCCTGAAAGCGCAGTGAAGGCGCGATGCGTCGAGATCATCAAGAAGTACCGCGCTTACTACTTCTTTCCTGCACAGAATGGCTACGGTCGAGCAGGCATACCAGACATCATCGTCTGCTACCGAGGCATGTTCCTTGGTGTAGAATGCAAGGCTGGTTTCAACAAGCCCACTGCCCTGCAAGAGCGTGAGATGGCAGACATCCACCGTGCCGGTGGGTCCGCGATGGTGGTCAGGGAAGACACACTTGAACTGCTCGAAGAGTGGTTCGCAGAAAGGCAATCATGGGCACAGTAGACACAGACAGCTTAAAGCAACGCATCGAGATGGTAGCGATGATGGAGCGCATCGCTGCGCTTCCTGCAGATGAGGCGGACCAGTTCGTGCGGGCCATACTCATGGTGGGTAGCTGCTTCTTGCATGAGAAGAACCACGGCGTGTTTCTGCTGGTCGAGAACGAGGAGACGCTCAAGGTCATGGGCGTGGACGCTTCGCTCGATGAGACGGGGCACATCGTCACGCAAGCCGCTGAGATGTTCATCACCAACATGGTCGCCAACGACCTGCAACGCAAAGGAGAAACGCATTGAAACCCTACGACAAGATCGTCGTCTTGGACTTCGAGACCGCATGGTCTCGGTCCGAATACACGCTATCCAAGATGACCACTGAAGAGTACGTGCGGGATCCCAGGTTCAAAGCCTGGGGCCTGTGCTACAAGGAGGTGGGCACCGACGAGATCCCGGTGTGGGTGAGGGGCGACCGCATCGGTCGCTGGAAGTCCAGCATCGACTGGTCCCGCACTGCTGTGCTTGCTCACAACGCCCAGTTCGACGTGACGATCCTCTCCTGGGTCTACGGCATCCAGCCCGCGTTCATCTTCGACACGCTCAGCATGGGCCGCGCCCTGCGTGGCGTGGAGGTGGGCAACAGTCTGGCTACGCTGGCCGAGGCGTTCGAGCTTCCCCCCAAGGGCAAGGCAGTGCACTCAACCGATGGACTCCTTGAATCCATTCCTTTTCTTGTGGAACAAGAACTGGCCGACTACTGCAAGCACGACACGTACCTGTGTGAGCAGATCTTCCTGCGCTTGATCGAGGGCTACCCGACCAAGGAGTTGAAGCTCATCGACATGACGCTCAAGATGTACACCCGCCCGCTGCTGCAGCTTGACAAGGAGATGTTGGCGCAGGCGATTGAAGAAGAAAGGACTGCACGTGAAGGACTCCTTGCAAAGCTCGGCATGGTGGAAGCTACTCTCGCTTCGAACCCGCAATTTGCGCAAGCGCTCAAAGCGCTTGGGGTTGAGCCACCAACGAAGATCAGCAAGACTACAGGAGAAGAGACGCTTGCTCTCGCCAAGAATGACGCACTGTTTCAGGCGCTACTCAATCATGAGAATGAGGATGTGGCTCTTCTTTGCGAAGCAAGACTGAAGGTCAAGAGCACCAGCGAACGCACGCGTGCGCAGCGCTTCCTCGACATTGCTGACCGGGGCAACCTGCCGGTGCCCCTGAGCTACTACGGTGCAGCCACAGGCCGGTGGACTGCAGCTAAGGGCAGCGCGATCAACATGCAGAATTTGAAGAGGGGCTCTTTTCTGCGTAAGGCGATCATGGCCCCTGAGGGACATGTCATCGTGGTCGGTGACCTCTCGCAGATCGAGCCGCGTGTGCTGGCGTGGCTGGCGGACTACGACGCGCTGCTCGACATCTTCCGCGCTGGTGGTGATCCCTACGCGCAGTTCGGTTCGCAGATGTTCAACATCCCAGGCATGACCAAGGACAGCCATCCGGTGGAGCGGCAGTCGGCCAAGTCAGCCCTGCTGGGCGCGGGCTACCAGCTAGGCTGGGCCAGCTTCGCGGCCCAGTTGCTTACTGGGTTCCTCGGTGCACCACCCAAGCGGTACTCAAGGGAAGAGGCGAAGCAGCTTGGTGTTGTCGGCGCTGACGTGCAGAAGTTCTTGTCCTGGGATGAGAACATCAAGAAGATGGAGGAGATCCCCCACACCTGCACCGACCTTGAGCTTGCCATCCACTGCCTCGCAGCCAAGGCCATCATCGACAAGTACCGCACGGCCTCGTGGCCGGTGGTGGCGTTCTGGGAACTGATGGGCATCCTCATCGAGCAGAGCCTGTACAAGGGCAAGGAGTACACGCACAAGTGCCTGACCTTCCGCAAGGGCGAAATCGTCTTGCCAAGCGGCATGTCTGTGCGGTATCCTGACCTCCGCCCTGACCAAGACGAGAGGGGCCGAGTCCAGTGGAGCTACGCTGACGGCAAGGACGGCAAGCGAAGCAAGCTCTACGCGGGCAAGGTCACGAACAACGTGGTGCAGGGCACGGCGCGTTGTGTGATGACTGACGGGATGCTGCGAATAGGAAAGCGGTATCCGGTCTGTGGAACCGTGCACGACGAGGCGTTGTGTATCGCGCCGGAGAGTGAAGCAGATGAGGCCAAAGACTACCTTCTGGCCTGCATGACCGTGCAGCCGAGCTACATGCCGGGGATTCCCCTGGCTGCAGACGGCGGTGCTAACAGACGCTATGGACTGGCAAAAGGATGAACACCATCACCGACTACGCCATGCCGCTCATGGAGATCGAGCGCATGGCCCGAGCAATCCACGACCTGTGCCTTGAGCGCAAGTATGGACAAGCGCGTGAACTCACCACTCACCTGGGTGTTGAGACTCGCATCCTGCAAGCCACGCTTGCACTACTCGAAGAAAAGGAGAAAGCATTTGCAAACCCCCAAGAAGTTCAAGCTCAGTAACAAGACGTTCACCGTGCGCATGGTGGACACGATGCCCTGCCGGGGGCACATGGGTGAGGTGGACCACGACAAGCGCGTGGTCACCATCGCCACCACCAGCAACCTGACGGGCCGGTCGTTCAAGACCGAGGAGGTGTCCGACACCTTCTGGCATGAGGTCACTCACGCCATCTTGCAGGACATGAACCACCGGCTGTGGAACAACGAGAAGTTCGTCACACGCTTTGCCAACCGGCTCAACGAGGTCATCAACACAGCGGAGATCTAATGGGTAACGCAGTCACTTGGAGCCATTCAGGCCTGAAGAAGTTTGAGCAGTGTGCGCGGCAGTATCACGAAGTGACGGTGCTGAAGCGGTTTCCTTTCGCGGACAACAAGCACACCATCTACGGCAAGGATGTTCACAAGGCCATCGAGGACTACGGGCGTGACGGCACACCGCTGCCGCCAGAGTTCGTGATCTTCCAGCCAGTCGTAGATGTTCTCCTTGCCAAGCCCGGGAGGAAGCTGTTCGAGCATGAGATGGCGCTGACCAAGGACTTGCGACCCTGTGACTTCAAGTCTGACGACAGGTGGGTGCGCGGCATCGCGGACCTGCTCATCGTGGATGACGACAACCTGACGGCCCGGGTGGTGGACTGGAAGACGGGCAATGACAAGTATCCAGACAGGGACCAGCTAACGCTGATGTCCCTGATGGTGTTCGCTCACTTCCCCCACATCCGGTCGGTGTCCTCGGCGTTGTTCTTCATCGTCAAGGGCAGCATGGTCAAGCACAAGATGTCCTACGAAGACGCAGAGGCTGCGTGGTGGGACTACCGGGAGCGCGTTGCCAAGCTTGAGGCAGCGCACGAGTTCGACGTGTGGAACCCCTCACAGAGCCCGCTGTGCGGATGGTGCCCCGTCAAGGAATGTACCTTTAATACCAAGAGGAGTTGATATGACTCAGACCAACGGCAAGCGTGACTACAAGCACGCGTACAAGCTGCAGAAGGCAACCGGAGAGACCGCCGATCAGATCGAGCGCCAACGCGCACGCAGGGCCTACGACAAGGCCGGTGTGGACCGCGCAGGCAAGGACATCGACCACGTTAAGCCGCTGCGCAAGGGTGGCAAGAGCACCCCCGGGAACACACGCCTCAGAAGCCGCAAAGCGAATCAAGCGGACAACGGCAAGTAAAACAACGGAGAAAGCAAGTGGAGATCATCGACAACCGCATACTGCTCTTCAACACCAGACACCCGCACCGCTACAGCATCATCCCCAAGCACAAGGTGCTGCCCATCGAGGGTGGCTACCAAGTCGCTGTCCACTGGGGTCTTGATGAGACGCGTGTGCTGCGCAACCTGGGTGTGAAGAACGTCCCCTCTCCCATCCAGGGGAGGTATGAGTGGCCTGGGCGCTACCGCCCGATGGACCACCAGCGCGACACGTCAGCGTTCCTCACGTTCAACCGGCGTGCGTTTGTGCTGTCAGAACCCGGGACGGGCAAGACCCTCAGCGCCCTGTGGGCGGCTGACTACCTGATGAAGCGCGGTGAGGTCAGGCGGTGCCTGATCCTGTGCCCCCTGTCGATCATGCACAGCGCATGGATGCAGGACTTGGGTAACTCCGTCATTCACAGGAGCGCAGTGGTGGCCCACCACGCACAGGCTGCGCGACGCATCGAGTTGATACAGGAGGACTACGAGTTCGTCATCACGAACTACGAGGGCCTGAACTTGATTGCCAATGAGGTGAACAACGACGGGCGTTTCGACCTCGTAATTGTTGATGAGGCGAATGCATATAAGAACCCACAAACAAGACGTTGGAAAGCACTGAACTCGATCATCAAGCCAGAGACGTATTTGTGGATGATGACGGGCACGCCTGCTGCGCAGTCTCCTGTGGATGCGTATGGCCTTGCTCGGCTGGTCAACCCGACCAACGTGCCCAAGTTCTACACGGCGTGGCGCGATCAGGTGATGCAGAAGATCACCATGTTCAAGTGGGCTCCCAAGCCCGACGCTGCTGACCGGGTCTTCGCTGCACTGCAGCCCGCCATACGCTTCACCAAGGCGCAGTGCCTGGACCTGCCGCCTGTGCTCACGACCACACGTGAGGTGCCGCTCACGCCACAGCAGGCCAAGTACTACAACCTGCTGCGCGACCAGATGGTGGCGATGGCTGCGGGCGAGACGATCACTGCCGTGAACGCAGCGGGCGTGCTCAACAAGCTCCTGCAGATCAGCACCGGGGTGTCCTACACCGACAACCAAGAGGTGGTCGAGTTCGATGCCACGCCAAGGCTGAACGTCCTGCTCGAGGCGCTGGAGCAGACAGACCGCAAGGTCATCGTGTTCGCGCTCTTCCGCGCTGCCATCAGCACCATCAGCGCCTTCCTCACCAAGAACGGTGTGGCCTGCGAGGAGATCCACGGCGGGGTCACAGCAACCAAGCGCGGCGACATCATCAAGCGCTTTCAGACGCAGCCCAACCCGAGGGTGCTGGTCATGCAGCCCCAGGCCACAGCGCACGGCATCACGCTGACTGCAGCGGACACCGTGATCTTCTACGGCCCGCTGATGAGCGTGGAGCAGTACGTGCAGTGCATCGCCCGGGCCGACCGCAAGGGGCAGTCCTCCGACAAGGTCACCGTGATCCACATCGAGGGGTCGCCGGTCGAGAAGCGCATGTTCAAGGCCCTGTCCAGCAAGGTGGACGACAACGCCCTGCTGGTCAAGTTGTTCGAAGAAGAAATTTCAGGAAGGGGGTTGCCGAAGTCAGTTTGACAATGTACAGTGTTGGACACTAACTCAAAAAAGGAGAACGCATGGAAGACGAATTGCCCGTAGACAGGCTGGTCCGCATCTACATGAAGATGCGCTCGGCCATCCAAGACCTCGACGCCCAGATCGAGGCGATCAAGGAGCAGCAACAGTCCGTCAAGAACGAGATCAAGGACCGCATGCGGGGCACGGGGGTCAAGTCCCTGCGCACCGACCACGGCACCGTCTCGCTGATGGAGAAGACCCGGTACTACACCAACGACTGGGACAGCTTCAAGAAGTTCATGGTGGAACACGATGCGCTCGACCTGCTGGAGAAGCGCATCGCCCAGTCCAACATGAAGTTGTTCTTGGAAGAAAACCCTGGGGCCATCCCCCCAGGTTTGAACTCGGACACCGAGTTCGACATCTCTGTGAGAAAACCGTCAACTAAGTGAAAGGCTACACATGAGCAACATTGCACTTTTCTCCGGCTCTGCCGTTCCCGCGTTCGCCAAGAAGGGCGAACTGTCTGCCCTCGCCAAGTCCCTCGCAGGGGGTGCCGGTGGTGGCGGCAAGCGCATCTCGATCAAGGGCGGCGTGTTCCGCCTGATGGTGGACGGCAAGGAAGTTGCCGCTGTCGATGAGCGCTTCCTCGATGTGGTTGTCGTCAATGCGGCTCCCAAGATCGGGCGCACCTTCTACATGAAGGCGTACGACGGCGACACGCCCAGCGGCCCTGACTGCTGGTCGGCTGACGGCGAGAAGCCCGATGCCAGCGCAGCCACCCCCCAGGCCACCAACTGCGCCTCGTGCCCGCAGAACGTGAAGGGCTCCGGTAATGGCGAGAGCCGTGCCTGCCGCTACAGCCAGCGTCTGGCTGTGGTGCTGGCGAACGATGTGGACGGTGACGTCATGCAGCTTCAGTTGCCTGCCACGTCCATCTTCGGCAAGGAGGAAGGCGACAACCGTCCGCTGCAAGCGTACGCCCGGTATCTGGCTGCGCAGGGCGTCTCTCCCGAGACCTTGGTCACGCGCATGAAGTTCGACACGAAGTCGGAGAGCCCCAAGCTGTTCTTCAAGCCGATGCGCTGGTTGAGCGAGGACGAGTACGCCTCGGCTGCGGAGCAGGGTCAGTCTGAGGACGCCAAGCGTGCGATCACCATGACCGTGGCGCAGACCGACAAGGTCGAGCCGATGAAGCTGGAGGGCACCAAGCCCACCCCCAAGGCTGCTGCCAAGCCCGCACCCGCTCCTGCGGCTGAGGAAGAAGAGGAAGAGGCACCGCCGCCTGCACCCCGGCGTGGCCGTCCTCCCAAGGCCAAGGCTGAGCCTGTGGAAGAGGCTGAGGAGACCGTTGAGCCGACCGTGCGCAAGGAAGAAAAGGCTGCACCCGCTGCACCCAAGTCGTCTCTTGCCAAGCTGGCGGCTGATTGGGATGATGAGTGACTTTGATGGGGGCTTCGGCCCCCTCTTAACACCATGACCTACTCCGTTAAAACCGTGCTGGCGGTGAAGGACGCTCCCAAGAGCCTGGGCAATACGCTCGGGCGTCTTGCTGTGAGCTTGGACTTCAGCGTCTTGCGCCTCGCCAAAGCCACTGGGGCATCACGCCAAACCGTCTACAACTGGATGCTGGGCGGCGATGTTCTCAATCCGTATCAACCTCGCGTCGAGCGCCTGATCGAAATCCTCAGAGCCGCCAAGAACGCAGAAACCGCATGGGTGCAAATATGCAAGGAATTCAACCTTCAAGCCTGACGCCAGAGGAACTGGTCCGGTATGCCTACCTCAAGAACGACAACGGCTTGCCCAAGGACTGGTGCGATGCGCTGATCAAGGCGGTAGAGACGCTGCTGGACGACCTCAAGTAACCCCCTGGGAGCTTCATGGAACCGCTTGAGTTTCTAGCGGCTGTGCTTCCGCCACCCGGTTTTGGGTACTACTGCGCAGCAGAGTTGTCTTCCAAGAAGAAGCAACACGTTTTCGTTGAAGATCTGAAGGAGGTACAGCGCCATGCTGACCAATGGCTGACACAGAGCAAGGACATCTATTTCGCGCTGGCGACGTTCGAGGAGTCGGGCAAGCGCACGGCAGACAACGCCGAGTACGTGCGGTCCATGTTCATCGACATGGATGGCTACGCCACGAAGAAAGACGCCGCACAAGCGCTGGGTGGCTTCCTTGAGACCACAGGCCTTGAGGGGTTAGCCACGCCGTGGATCGTCGCCTCAGGCGGCGGGCTGCACTGCTACTGGGCCTTCACGCACCCCGTTGCTGTGGGTATCTGGAAGCCTGTGGCTGAGGCGTTCAAGCGCCTGTGCAAGCAGCAAGCGCTGTCTATCGACATGACGGTCACCGCCGACGCGGCCCGCGTGTTGCGCATCCCGGGCACACTCAACTTCAAGAAGAAGTACGGCACCCCACGCTCGGTCAAGATCATGACCGAGGGCACCGCATGCAGCTTCGAGGACTTCGCGCAGGCCATCACGGCAGCGCTGGGGCCGACCAGTGTCAGTGCACCAGCACCGTCTCGCGCACCGCTCGACATCCCCGGCAAGCGCATCGAGGCACCCGTCGCCAGCAACGTCAAGCTGGTGGAGAACAGCGTCACCAAGTTCAAGCTGATCATGCAGCGCACGGCTGCAGGCGATGGTTGCGCACAGCTTGCGCACTTCGTTGAGCACGCCGCTGATGACGGGATGGAGCCCCAGTGGCGTGGCTGGCTGTCCCAGGCCAAGCAGTGTGCGGATGGTGAACGTGCTGCGGTCTGGCTGAGCAGCCTGCACCCCTACGAGCCTGAGCGCATGCAGACCAAGCTGCGCGAGATCAAGGGCCCGTACCCGTGCCTGAAGTTCGACAGCGAGAACCCGGGCATCTGCGAAGGCTGCAAGCACTTTGGCAAGATCACCAACCCCCTGGCGCTTGGGCGCGAGATCCTGGCTGACAACACCGAGAAGCAGATCGAGATCACGCCCGTGGATCCGGACGACCCCGAGGCACCACCGGTCACAGTCACACGCCCAATCCCACCCAAGGGCTACTCCTACGGAGCCAAGGGCGGCGTGTTTGTCGAGCGTATGGTGGAGGAGGCTGACGGCACCAAGCGCAAGCATCAGATCATGATCGTGCCCTACGATCTGTTCGTCGTGGACCTGCTGAACAAGGACGGTGAGCACACCGTGCACATGGTCGCCAACCGACCCGGCGCTCCCATCGATGTGCTGATGGCACAGCGCTACACCGTGTCCAAGGATGAGTGCCTGAAGACGTTGGCACAGCAGAACATCATCGCCTCGTTCGGCGCAGGCAACGACAAGAACCTGTTCGAGTACATCCGCGCTTGCATCGAGGATGCCAGCGTCACGAAGAAGGCCATCAAGATCCCAGGCCAGTACGGCTGGCAGGAGGATGGCACGTTCGTCTACAACGGCAAGGTGTACTTCCAAGATGGCAGCACGCGCACGGTGCCGATGCCAGACCTCGTCAACCTCACGCGCATCACGCGGTCACAGGGCACGCTGGAGGAGTGGAGACGCTTCCCACAGATGCTCATGCGCAAGAAGCAGTTCGACCTGCTGGGCATCGCCAGCATGGGGTTCGGTGCGCCGCTGATGAAGTTCACGCAGATGGCGGCGCTGACGATACATGGCGGGTCCACCGACAGCGGCACGGGCAAGTCGTTGGCGCTGAGTTTGCTGAACTCGATCTGGGGCCATCCGATCCGCTACCGCACAGGCAAGAGCACTTCGCCTGTGACCATGCAGCAGCGCATGGGCAACCTCAACAGCCTGCCGTTCACATCGGACGAGATCACGCACAAGTCTCGGCAGGACATGGAGTGGTTCCCAGGCTTCATCTTCGACGCCTCGGAAGGCCAGGGCAAAGAGAAGAGCGAGGCGCACCACAACCGTGAGCGGCTGAACCTCGTGTCGTGGGCAACGCTGGTCTTCCTGACCTCCAACACCCACATGCAGGACTACATGTCCGGTGCTCGGCAGCACACCTCGCAAGGCGAGTTGCTGCGCATGCTGGAGTGGACGCCCGAGGTCAAGCTGAACTGGACGCCGGAGGAGGAAGACCTCCTCAAGATCCCCGTGCACAACCACGGCGTGGCTGGCGACATCTACGTGCGCTGGCTGGTGCAGAACCAAGAGACTGCAGAGCGCATCACCAAGGAATGCATCCGCAAGATCAAAGTCGAGTGGAAGATGTCGGGCGATGAGCGCTACTGGGCCGCTGGCTGCGGCGCAATCATTGCCGGTGCGATTCTTGCTTCAAGTGGGTACGCAGGCATCATCGACCTGCCGGTGGACAAGATCATCGAGTTCCTCAAGAGCTTGGTGGAGAAAGCCCGCAAGGTGATCAAGACGGGCGGGCGCACGGCAGAGGATGTGCTGAACGCCTTCACCCGGGAGAACTACGGGCAGTTCGTGGTGATCCGCCAGAGCAACGGCGCTCTGTTGGCAGCGCTGGGCTCAGGGCAGGAGATCGACCAGACGGTCACGCGCAGCAAGGTCATGGGCCGGGTGGAGCACGGCATCAACAAGAAGAACTACGTGGAGTACTTCATCGAGGAGCAGATGCTCAAGTCGCACTGCGTGGCGATGTCCTTCGGCTACGACGCGTTCAAGAAGCAGATACAGGCCATGCCCGGGTACACGGTCGGCTTCGAGCGCAAGGACATGATGGCGAAGACTCGAGGCCCGCAGATGCGCGTGCGTACCATCTGCATAGGCCGACCGATAGAAGAAGACCCTCACAATGCTGCGGCACTATCCGTGGGACCGGCTTGAGAAGGGGCAGGGGTTCTTCGTCCCTGCGCTTGACCTAGAGGCCGTGCGACAGGCGGGACTGCTGGCTGCAGTCCCGCTTCACATCAAGGACGCCCGCGCCCAGTTCGGTATCAGGCAAGGGCGGCTTGGGGTGCTTTTTTATCGACTACCGCCCGTGCAGCGGAAGCAAGTTTGATCTTGGCTTGGCGGGCCTGCTCCAAGGCTTCGCGCTTCTTCTCTGGCGTCATGTTTGACGCACGGATCTGCCGCTCGTGCTCGGTGATCTGCCCCATGAACTGCTTGAAGCTGCCCGCCACAGAAGCCAGCGCCATCTCATCGACGTTCTCTTTGAGGTACTTCTCAGCGTCAGCTTGTCGTCCATCTTCCAACAAACCCTCGTAAGTCCCCTTGACTTGGTTGACCTGCTTCATGCGCTCGTAGGTAGCGTCGATGATGCCGCTGGCATCCTTGGGTTGGAAGAGCGTACCCACCACCGGCAGGTCCGACGCCCGCTTGGTTGCGGCCTCGGGGCCTTCTTTGCCGAACGGGGCGCTCAGCGCAGCCAGCAGCGCCATGCCCATGCCACCCGTGTAGCCACGGATCAGATACTCCATCTTGATCGGAGAGAAGCCTGTGAGTTCCCCCGCTTCGCGGGCCAGCGCAGTGGTGTTGTCGCGGTAGCGATACCCCGGCTCTTTCTCTTGCTCCTTGGCCGACTCGATGCTGCGCCCGGTGTAGAGCGACGTCTCAAAGGCCAGCGCCTCCAGTGCAGGCTTGACCGCCTGCGGGATGAAGTACGACGACAGTCCAGGGACCATCTGCTGCGCGATGTGCTTGAACGCCTTCATCGCCTCTTCGCCACCCTGCTCGTTGCTCAGGGTGTTCACCAGCGCCTCGGGCAGCGCCTTGAAGATATAGCCCAACTCGAACGGGATGGGCAGGCGCACCATCTGCTCAAAGCCTGGGACTCGCACGAACCAGTTCCCGTACTTCTCTTCGGGCTTGGCGTTCTTGTAAGTCTCATCGTCCTGCATCGCCATCGCGTATGCCACGCTCAGACCGAAGAGCATCATTCCCCGTTCCCAAAGCTTCTGGCGTATACCCAAGCGCTCGTTGAGCGGCATCTGGCCGGTGAAGGACTTGTACAGCACGTCCAGGCCCTGGATCTGTGCGTTGAAGAACGGGATCAGCGTGCTTGCCATGTGCATGCCGGGAGAGAGCCCGCGCTTGCTGAAGTTCATCGACTCCAGCGCCATGTACGTGGCCTCCATCTCAGAGAGCCCTTGGGCAAGGTAGCTGTCGTACTGAGCCTTGCGGGTGAGCGCATCGACCTGTGCGGCCTTGGCCTCCAGATACGACAGCCCGTTGGTGATGCTGAGCTTGCCCGCCTGCATGTCCTTGAGCATGCGCGTGACATCCTCCGGCATGCCAGTGAAGACCTGACCGCCAGTGATGCCGCGCCCTTGCAGCACGTTGGGCTTGCCGATCTGCTTGAGCGCACCCAACACCGGGACGATGTCCGCGCCGCTGGTCATCGCTGCAGCCAGCGAGTCACGGAACAACTGCCGTGCCATGTACACAGGAGAGGCCACCACCACACGCCGCAGCAGGCGTGCAGGCACGCCCAGCACGCGCACGAAGGCAGGGAACATGGTCGGGATGCCCGCCAGCCCCTTGACCAGCAGATCGCTGTCGATGCCGATGGTGTCGGTGTCCACCACAGCGTAGTGGTCCTCACCATCGCGCTTGAACGTCACAGCGCCCTCAGGCGTCTTGCCGCTCTTGGGCACCTTGGCTACGGTCGCCAACCCCACGTCGCGCAGTTCGAACATGAGGTTCTTGGTGGCGAGGTTCTTCGTCGCCATGTCGAGCAGCATCGACGTGTTCTGCACGCTGCTGGTCAGGAAGTCGAAGATGGCCTCATCACCGCCCACCAGTTCCTTGAGGTGCGGGCTGTCCTTCAGGTTGCCGATACGGATAGGCGTCTCACCGCCAATGACCATCTCCGCCACACCATCGCGCATGCGGTAGTACGGGATGTAGTCGTTGTTTGCCAGCAAGCGGTTGGCCTCTTCACGCGACAGAGCGCCTGTCTGTACCGAGAACTCCAGCAGGTTGCGGTTGTATTGGTTGTAGATGTCCCGAGCCTCATCGAACGCCTTCTTCAGCGTCGGGTCCGCTTCGATCTCAGCGCGTGCAGCCTTGATGTCGGCTTCACTGACTTTGAAGTTCAGCTTGTCGTAGCCCTTGCTCTCTGCCCGTCGAGCAGCCAGATACAGCGTGAAGAGCTTGTTGGCAGCATCGGCGCTGCCTGCTGCCTTGACCACATCCTTGCGCTTGAGGATGTCCACAATCTGCTTGATGTTGGCACCGGGCTTGGTCTCGATTAAGTACTCCTTAGTGCCGTCCCGCCGCGTTTTCTCCACACGCTCAGGCACACCTTCGGTGATGGACTGCGACGTGAAGTGCATCCGCTGGTCGTACATCTTTAAGAAGTACATGGCCTGCAGTGCCTTGGTCGGGTCGGTGCCGCCACGCTTGAGCGCTTCCTCAGACGGTGCCAGCTTGTCCACGAACTGCGTGCGGAACCCCATGCCCAGGAAGTTGTCCTTGAGCTTGGTAACCCAGCCTTTCTCCTTGGCGATCAGGGAGTCGGCTACGCGGTTGGCTGTCGCCATACTGGGCGCTGCCCGGGCAGGCATCATGGTTTTTGCCACCGGAGCAGTCTGCACGCTTGTCGGCATGAACAGTGCATCCACCGCCTTGATTGAGGCGGTCAACATCGTCTTGGCGTCCTTCACACCAATCAAACGCAGGATGGTGCTCTTGAACCCTGCGAGCATGTTGGATAGGCTCCAGGGTTTCTTGGCTAGTTGTTGCTGCAGCTTGGCATTGGACATGACTTCCGCCACGAACTCTGACAGACTGCCCTTGGCCTCGGTGCTCGTTATGTCGGAGTCCTTCTTTACCATCGCGTGAATGGCCTGAAGCTCCCGCTTCGCAGCAAGCTGCATCGGCGTCAACCGTGCCTCATCCATGAGCAACGTGCGTTCAGCAGCAGCATGGGTAGCTTCGTGCAGGAGCACCTCCTGCGACAATCCCGTGGCCCGGTCAAGTTGAATCTCTTTGCCGTCAGCAGATGCTTGCCCCAAGATAGGCCTGCCTTCACTGTCAGTCAGGTTGTCCTTGATCTCAACATTGGTATCGTCCAACAGTTGAGCCAAGCGCTGAGCAACAGCACGGTGGACTTTGTCAGCAGACTTGTCGGTAGACAGTAGTGCCAGAGCCTGAGCCACATCGTTGTTTTCTAGCGCTTTGATTTGGTCCGCATCAAGATCCGGGCTCTCTACCTCCACGCCTGTTGCAAAGCGGGTATCTTCCCCCGCGCTCGGCTTGCCTCGCATCGGCTCCGTCATGCGCTGGGTTGCTTCCCGAGCCTCTTCCTCCTTGATGCGCTGCACCACACGATCCGCAAACTCGTTGGCTTCCTTCTCAATCTGCCGCTGCGTGGCCTCGTCTATGGTCCCCTTCAATCGAGCCTTGTCTGAAAGCTCCTTCTCTTTCTGCTCGTAGTACTTGGTGCGCAGTTCTTCGGTAGCAGCCATCGTTGCTGCCACGCGCTTCTCGGTCTCCGCCTGGATGGGTGCAAGCTCCGCTTTGGTCATAGTTGTGACCGGCGCTTGACTGATCGGCTGGCCCAGGCGCTCACGAATTACCGTGGTCTCAAGCGCATCCGCAAACCGATCAAAGAACGACACGCTGATGCCGCCGCTAGGCAGGCGACCACCGATCTTGTCCACAGTGTCTTGCCGCATATCCTTGGGCAGCTTTGCCCAGATAGCACGCGCAGTTCTGCGCCGTTCTTCAACCGTGACTGGCGCAGTGTTGATAGCCTGCTCAAGTCCGTACAGTTGCTCACGGAGCTTGTTGAGTTCTTGGTTCTGCTTCTTGGTGCGCGGTGCCGCAAGCTTCTCTACGATCTCTTGTCGCAACCGATACGCAATACCTTCAAGCGGGGTACGCATCAGCCGCTCGGGCGTAGCACTCTTACCGCGTTTCTGAGGCCGAATCGCAGTGGACTTGAACCCTTGCTCAACCGCCATCTCAAAAGCTTGACGGTTGTTCTTGATGACGGCGTCGAGTTTGTTGGCGTCTTTGGTTGCTTGCGGCACCTCGCCTGTTTCGGCGATTGTGCGTTGTACACCAAAGATTTCCTTGGCGGCCTTACGCCGTCCTGCTCGGGTGGTTTCTTCCTTACCTGCTTCGCGTGCTTCTGCTTCTTCCCGCGCATCTTGTGCAGCCTGGGCTTGTTCAGACTCCGCGTAGTATTCCGTACCAAATGTGCTTTCGCCTTTTAGACGCCCGATTTGTGCACGCAAACCTGCGATTTTCTCGGCAAGCGCCTCGCGCTGTTTCTTAGATCCGCGTTTCTTGAGCTTAGTCTGCGCTTTCAGTGCCCCTTCAAGCTGCGCTTGCAACTCAGGGATCGACAAGCCACTGCGCTGCTTTTCAACTTCAGCGCGACGTTCGGCAGCGGTAATGGCAGGGGTTGCCGCAGGCGCAGTGGCTTGCCGCTCCAGCGCGGCTTGCTTGTCCTTGAACCGCTGCACGCTAACGTCAAAGCGATCTTGCGCACCCTTCATCCACTGCTCAAGCGCAGATCCGGGGCTCTTGCGTGTGAACGGAACCGACTCTGCTTTCTTGCGCTCCGCAAAAGTCTTTTGTGCAACTTCGAGATTTGCTACTGCGTCCTTGTACTGCGCACTCAGTGCGGACAGTTCTTGACCGGCAAGATCCGCGCCTTCACGCCGCTCCATGCGCGACACCAGCGCATTGATGTCGCCGGTAATGCGGTCCACTTCACGCTTGGCTACCGCAACTTCCGTGTCCAGCAACTGCCGATGCAGCCCATCAATCTGGAGTTGAATGCGGTCGTATTCAGCCTGTGCCAGTTCAAGGCGGCGCTGCGTGTAGTCGCGGATTTCTGCCGGGGTCAACTGCCCAGCGCCGTACATGGGGCGGCGCAGCGCGGCTTCGTGAGCGGCAAGCTTGCGATACCACTCCTTTGCCATCAGTTCGGCTTCAGGCAGCAACCGCCCCTGCGCCTCGCGGCGAGACAGGTACTTCTCAAGCGTAGCCATGTGCGCCTGCACCTGCTCGATGTCAGATGCCCAGCCCTCGCCTTGTTTGGCGGCACTGACTGCTTGATTCAGTGCATCTTGTACGGGACCAACGTCCGCGTCGGTCTTTTCTGCCGCTGCACGACGGAAGACAAACTGTGCAGGAGAGTACTTTGTAGGGGCTTGTGACGTGCGTACTTGCGCACCGCGCCCACCGATCAGCGCCTGCAACTCGACAATTTTCTGCAGCAACACCATCGCACGCGGAGGCGTACGCACCTCAACAGCAGGCGTCTCTTTCTCAGCAGCAAGTCGGGCCTCAATCGCATCGACCGTGTTGTTCGCTGCGCGGCTGGTGGCTTCAGCGTTGCGCTGGGCAATCAGCGCGTCATCAGCAGCGGCACGAAGGGCTTCCTGTTCCTTCTCCTTGAACTCCGTTTCTGCCCCGCGCTTTGCCGCCTGTGCCTGGGTCAAACGGGTCTTAGCTGCAGCAAACGTACCTTCAGGCGCAATGCCAAGGTCCTTGCCAAACTTCTCTGCAAGACGCTGCGCCTGATCCATGATGGCAGACTTGCCGCGCATGCCTGCCATCGCCCTGCCAACCTCACTGCGTGCTGCCGCACGGCGCTCTCCTGCCGTTTGCAACTCGGCTTGTGCACGCTCCGTGGCTGCAGCAAACAAATCACCCGTGGCCTGATCCTGCGGAGCGGCCTGCGCCTTGGCGGCGTCCACTTCTTCCTGGGTGGCGGGCGCACTGATGTTGTCGATGCGCTGACGCAGCGCGTCAAAGATCTGCTTCTTGACCCGGTCTGAAGTCTCTGGTGTGTACTGCTGGTCTGCAGCCTCGTTCAGTTCTGCAAGCTCCCGAGCCCGCATATCCTCGACAAGCGCTTGTTCTTCGGGCGTGGCCTTGTACTCAGCCATCTTGCGCGGCTTGTTGTACCGCACCTCGGTGCCTTCAACCGTGGGTTCGTACCCAGTGAACGCACGCTCGCCAAGCACAAGCTCACGCCGCGCTTCACGCGGACCCTTGGCAACAACCCGGGGCTTAGCTGCGCCACCACCCACCGTGTAGAAGTCCACAAGGTTCTGCAGCGTACGGTTAAGCTGCGCTGCCTGGGGCGTCAGCCCTTGCTGCGTGGACAAGCTCCTGTATGCCTTGTACAGGTTGTTCAGTTCCCCAACACGCTCGGGCTCAGACCTGAACGCAGACGCGTAACCCAACAGACGACCTGCACGGTCGCCGCCCTCAATCTGACGTATGCGGGCGTTGATACGCTGAAGCTGCTGCGCAATCGCTTCCTGCCGCTTCTTCTCATCGACCTTGGCTTTGCCCTTGGCCTGTTGCAGATCCGCGTTGAGCTTGGCCCTGAACTCGTTCTGCAGGTCCGCATCACTCTTGTCCAGCGGCACAAGCCCTGACGCATCGCGCTGCAGTCGGATCTCTTGGATGGCCGCAGCAATCGCCTCGTTACGCGAAGCTTGCGCCTGCTCCAGCATCGGGGTCATGCGCCGCTTAGCTGCCTCTGCCATCTCCGGCGTACGGGCAACTTCCGACAACCCTTGGGGAGTACCCATGTACTGGGTCAGCTTTTCGTACTGGGCAAGCTCAGATGCGTTCTCCGACACCTTGGCGATAGCCGTCTTGCGCGTGTCAGCCAGACGCTGGATACGGGACTCCAGTTCCTCCGCCGAAGCAGGCGCTGCACCAGCGACTTCAGTAAGCGCTTTGTCAAGCTGTGCTTGCGTAGCTTCCGTAAGCGGCGCTTTTTGTTCTGTAACGCTCAAAGCTGACGGCGTTTGTCCCGTTAACTGCTCATACGCCTTCTTAGCGCCACGCAAACGACGTAAAGCAGAAACACGCTCTGCTTCTGTTGCAGTATTATAGGCTTGCATTGCGCGCTGATAAGCGCCTCTAGCAGCGTTGGCAAGCTTAATACGCCGCTCTTGCTGTGCATCAACAACTGCTTCTTCTTTTGCCACGGGCGCAGGCGTAAGCGCCATCTCTTGCGCTTGTTGCTCATCACGAGCAAGCCCAATCATCCAGCGTCTAATTTGCCGTTCTTGTTCTTTTTCTTGTTCTTGTGCTTTTTGAGCCGCCGCTTCTGCTTGCACTTGCTGTTCATCAGCGCGCTTAAGTTGCAGCTTCAGCCCACCAAGAATACTATTGCTTACGCCTTTCTTAACTCCTGGGATGGGCGTTTGTGCTGTTACCAGACGCCGCGCCATCTCCGGATCTTGCATCAGGTACGGCACATACCCTGCGGCTTGATCTTTTTGTTCAAACTCGTTTATTAGGGATTGTTCATTAGCAATAGCTATCTGCTGCTGTGCGTACTGCGCTTCAGGGGCCGGGGCAGCGGGTAGTGCGTCTTCTCCCGTGAACACGCGTTCTTCTTTGGACGGCTCAGTCAGATCAACGCCTGCCTGCTCCATCTGGTACTCCAGCGGAGTCATGCCAGCAACGCGTTGCTGCTCCTTCAACTGAGCAATCTCTGCCTTGCGTGGCACGTACTCAGCAGCCAAGGGCTGCAGCACATCCTTGAGGTGCGCATTGCGGGCATCGACGGCTTCTCTATAGGCCATCTGCTCTTCAGGCAGCGCGTCTTTGGCGGGGCGCTTGGGCACCGCCGCCTGAAGCTCCTTCATGCGCTGCACTGCCGCTTGGTAGTCAGCGTCAAGCTGAAGTGCGTAGGCCGGGTCTTTCTTCCGCGCTTCCTCCGCCTTCGCTGCGGCTGCACGCTCCTCCTGTGCCTGCTGCTGCAGCAGGCCACGGGCTTCGCGCTGCTCACGCCCACGCTCAAAGGCGCGGCCTGCGGGGGCCAGCGTGCCACCCAGGACGGCACCGCCGATGAAGCTGTCGAAGTACTCCTGACGTGCTTGGGGGTCAGTGATGCTCAGCCCTGCTTGCAAGCGCTCGAACACCTGCTGTGTGGCCTCGGTGACACCTTCAATGCCTGCGGTCTTGCCCGTCTTGGCGGTGTAGTCGATGAGCGTCTTCTTCAGCCCTTGCTCAGCAATCTCCTTGGCGTTCTCTGCCGTGATCTTGACGCCTGCCTGACCGAAGATACGCCCGATGCCCGGGATCATCCGCATGGACAGCGTGTCCAGCGCGGCCTGAGGGACTGCTGCCAGGGCGGCAGCGCCCAGATCAGTCTCAGCAAGCTTCTTGCCCTCCTCCAACTGTCTCGACAGGTTGGTCGCCGTGAACTGACCAGCAGAAGTCAGACCGGCAGCACCGAGCGTAGTAAGGGCGGCGGCAGTGCCCGTCACGGGCAACGCAGCAGCGGCAGCACCAGCGGCAAGGGGCGCGGCCATGTAGGGCACAGACCCGCCCAGCAACTCTTTGAACTTGGTGAACGGCGCTTCAGTCCAGCCCTCTTCGGTGGGCTTGAAGATCTCAGCCGCACGCTTCTTGGCCGCTTGGTACTCGGCCTCTGCCTTGGCTTCATCCTTGAGGCCTAGCTTGCCTGCAAGCGCAGACAGCCCACCACCTAGCTCGGTAGCACCGGCCTTGGCCGCAGCAATGAAGCCGCCTTCCGGCTTGGGTGCGGGGGCTTGAGACGCAAACGCCTCAGGGTACTTTTGCTGTGCCCGTTGCAAGCCCGCAGCGGGGCTCTCGCCCTCCTGCAGTTTCAGATACGAGCCGTCAGGAAGGGGGAGATATTGGGCCATGTTTTATTCTCTCACTGCAGAGCCTCGGGGGATAGCGCCGACAACGCCGAGCTTGGCAATTTCGTTGCGAACAAGCGCCTGGATCTCAGGCGGGTACTGATTCAGCATCAGCGGGTTCTTGATGGCTTCACCGACGATAGCCTTGAGCATTGCGGCTCTATCGGTTGCTTCACTCTTGGGCTCTTGCTGCGCCTCAAGGAACTGCTTGAAGCCTGCCGGATCACGCTTGAACAGGCCATAAGTTGCCTCTATGCCCGTAGGCTTGCCGGCACTGATTTCTGAGGCCCGTGCCGTGCGCTCCGTGGCCGCAACCCTGCGGCCTTCCAATGCCTGATCAAACGCCTTGTTCTGGACTTCGCGCTCAAGCTTGGCACGCTCGGCTGCGTTCTGCGCAATCGCATCGTCAAGCTGGTTGACACGACCAACGTCATTTTCCTGCATTGCCAGGACACGCTGGGCCTCCAGCATGTTGCCGCGCCGAATATTGGACTGAAGCACGCGCATGGTGCCTTGAGCGGTGGCGTACTCTTTGCGTGCAGCCTCAGCGGCGGCTTCGCGCTGACCCATGATGCCTGACAGACCGCGAGCAAACGAGCCCATGCCCTGACCCTTGCGGGTATCAATCGTCCCAGCCAGTCCAAGCAAAGCCATCGGGTCACTAAATACGTCACGCTGCGCACGCGCAAGTGCCGCATCCCGAGCAGCCAGAGCTTCCTTGCCAAACGTCTCGGCTTCAGCCCGCTCTTCAGCAAGGTTCTTCTGCATCAACGCTGATAGTCCTGCGCGACCTGCAAGCAGATCTGCGGGCAGCGTCTTGCGGCCTTCAAGTGCAGCTTTGCGCTCAGCGTACATGCGCTGCTCTTCAGGAGTCAGCGTACTGCGAATACCGGGCATGGGAGCCGCAGGGGCTGCGGCAGCAGACGTTGCTGGGGGACGTTGTTGTCCTGTGCCCAGGTTACGTGCAGCCGCCACCGTTTCGGGTGTAGCCCCACGCGTATCTCGCATTGCCATAGGAACTGGCGCAGGCGCTCGGCCCAGCATACGGGACAGTTCATCGCCAGTATCCGTGGTGCTTTCAACCACTTGTTGTTCTTTTTCAACTAGCGCGTCAAGTATCGGTTTCTTCAACGCTGGCCGCCCTGCCTTAATCCATTCGTAAAGCATTCTTGCCCCCGAGTCTTTCGGGAACCGCTCCATAAAGGACTGGATACCGTTTTCGTTAGAACCATCCCTAAAGTGCTGAACATCGCCACCGTTTTCAAACGCCACCGCGCCGCCACCTGCGTAGCCGTGCATCTCGCCACCATGCGCCGCCATGACGGGCTCTTCGGCCTGCATCTGCTGCGCTTGCGCCACTACTTGCTGTGCAATAGGGGGCTGTTGCGCAGCGTTCTGCTGCATAGCCATCTGGTTCTGCACTGACTTTCGTGCAGCCATCTCTTTTTGCTTCTCAACAATTGCAGCAAGTACTCGGTTCTTGGGGATGGGAGAATTTGGGTCTCCAAACAATTGCAGCATCTGCGGAATCTCAAGCCCCACCAGAGACGGCACAAACGCCGTCAGCCCAGGCTTTGGCCCCGACTGACTAGGCATCATCCCCGGCATCGGTTGCGTTTGCATAGGCGCTTGACCGGGCATCGGGGCTTGCGCCCCTTGTGGCATCACCGAACGAATACCTTGCGGTTGCATGTCGATTCCTTACTTCGGCGTAGCCGTAGGATTGAAGGCGTTGTACAGCGCCAGCCCAGCCAGTGCGCCCTGCAGACCCGAGAACATCCCAGACTGCCCTTGATTTGACGAATACGGCGCTGCCTGCAATGGCAACCCACCCAACAACGACTGCATGTACGTAGCCTGCTGATACGGGAACTTCACCGACTCTTGGAACTGCTGGTAGCCAAAGTCCAGAGGCTGCTGTGCGATCTGGCGTTGCGTCTCCCCGGCAGAAAGCTGCTGACCCAAAGACTTGAGACCGTATTCAGCACCAAACTGCTCCGACTTTTCACCCATTCCCTGCGCTTCCAGGCCGAGTTTGGACTCCCCAAAACGCTGCTCCATCGCACGGTCGTAGGCAGACTGCAAGCCTTTGGTCGTGATGTCCTCAATCTGTGTCCCAAGATTGCGTTGACGTTCTGCTTCCATGATGGCTTGCCGGGAACCACCATATGCACCCGCTTGAGCGAGACGTGCTTGCTCAGAAGTTCGCCCAATATCCGCTTGCCTTCGCGCCTCTCGGGCTACGATGTCCGTTACACCCGTCGTGTACGGGTTCATGTAATCCTGAACAGAGCCAAGCGGGCCTAGCCCCGTGTTGAATTCCGTAGGCTTGTAGTCTTGTAGCCCCGCGATACCTCGGAAGGCTTGCTTTTGTAGGTCTGCTGTGGGCGCGAAGCGTTCGCCAGTGAAAGGCCGATACGAAAGATCCGCAGCCCTTTCTCCCAACCCCAACATCTTGTAGACATAGTTGGAAAAGTTTGGACTCAGCGTTGACTGAGACGCTGGGATAGACGCAAAGTTGGAACTGAACGGACTACCTGTGTAGCCCGCACTCTGCATCGACTTAATATCTTTTTGACTTACGCCCGCCTGCGCAAGTTTGTCAGGTGTGATGCCGTGCTGGTTGTAGAAGGCAATCTTCTGGCTTCCATCTAGCTTGTCCCAATCAGCGGGGAGCTTGAGGTCGATACGGGAAGCCATTTCTTGTGCTGTTGCCATCATGCGCTCCTCTGCAGGTTGTTCATCAGTGCGTACATTTCTTCCGCGCCGCCTTGGTCTTCAACTGCCCACCTGGGGATATACGCTTCACCACTAGACACCTTGGCAGGGGTGGTTCCGTTGGGGCCATGAATCACTGCGGGGGTGAGATCTTTGCGTCCTGTCGGGTCAGGCGGGCCCCCGATCATTCTCGCACCTGGGACCAGTTGCTGTATACCCCTTGGGCCACCTGCGCCGTCCACAGCCTTCTTGGTCATGACGAAGCCGCCATCTTCCATCTGCACCTTGCCGCCGTTGGCGTAAGCCTGCATCAAGCCGCCGTTGGCTGCGTAGGTCACCAGCGGACCGTATTTGCCCTGAACCGTACTAGATGTGAGAGGCTTTGACGGACCTGCGTAGGCTTGCGTTGTGCCACCGCCGTAGCTGGTGCCCTTCTGCCGGTCGAGATATGACAAGAGCGCCATGAGCGCAGCGAGGCCTCCTTTGGAAGTGGCGAAGTCCAGCCCCTTGCCCAACAGCCCTTTGGCTCCTCCAGCGCCCATCATGTCTTTGATCATGCGGCTAAAGGAGGTGTCCCCACTAGCAGGACTTGTGCGGTACTCTTGGTCGGCAGTTTCTACGCCACCACCAGACGGCGTGCCTCCAACATCCCCAAAGCCACCTTCGTCTGCATACGGATCGCGTGCGTATAGCGGCAATCCAGTAAAAATGTCTGGGTTTGAAGCTACGCCAGGGTCATCGTAGTTGTAGTTTTCCCAGTCGCTAAAGTATTGCGTTGCATTCCCAATGCCGTACTTTTCATCGTCATCCATATCAACCTCTCAAATCGTACATCAAGCCGTAAGGCGATTCTGGTGTGCCGCGTGCCACGTTAACCTGTGCGGGCGCTTGCCGATCCTGACCTTGCCCAGCGCCGAGGAGTGCGAACAATACTGACAGATCCATGCCGGGAGCAGGACCGGGAGCGGGCGCAGGCCCAGGAGCGGGCGCAGGCCCAGGAGCGGGCGCAGGCCCAGGAGCAGGTGCGGGTGTGGTAGCCACAGTTCTATCTTCATCTGACGGCGTGTCAAGCGGCGTACCCGGCGTGCGGTCAGGCTCTTCCATGAAATCCCAGTCTGGGATGATGACATCTTTCTTCGGCAGCGTGCCAGTTACGTCGATAGTCTGGCGGTACAACTCAGGGAAGTAATCCTGCATCAACATCTCGATGGTGTCGGGATCGTCAATGTTCGCCTCAAGAAACTTGTTCAGTTCGTTCGGGCTCATTGACGTTTTGGGTTCAGCAGCACGTTCTTGCTGCTCTGGATACCGTAGCAGTATGCTTTCAAGCTCTTCGTAATCTTCGTCAGTTGGCAGTTTGAATGAGGCTGGCGTAGTGTCATCTTTATACGGGTCAAGCGCCCAGTCAGGCAGATCCCCTGCGTCGGGCTCCATGTACCCTGGCCCATCGACATCAAAGAAGCCTTCTTGAATTTCTCCGGGCGTCTCGTATCCAGGGAAGTATTTCTTGCCCGATTTGCCGCCAGCTTTACTAGCCCCCACTATCTCGTTAAAAAGTCCTTGGAAGTTATCGTTCTTTACAGCTTCTCGTATACGACTTGCTTGCCCTACGCCTTTTAGGACATCAGTAAGTTCTGTCGGGACTTTTGGTGCACCAGGGATACCTGATGTGGACTCAAGCAGCGCAAGGATGTCTTTGTTCTCAATTGCTTTCTGAATAGCGCTGCCAGTTTTTGCGTAGCCACCGGCAGTTTTTAGGGTATTTGCAAGCTCTGAACTTACACCTGGGATCTGACCCACTCCAGGCAAAATTGACGCAGCGGCGGACAGCCAATCACCACTCTTGGCAGCCTGAACTCCCTTGTAAGCGTTTGCCGCAGCAGTAGCAATAGGGCCGAAACCACCAAAACTTGCCGCGTTTACTGCAAATTTTACTAGGTCTGTTAGTCCAGAAGTCTTTTGCGGTTCGGAAATTGCGGTTCGTACAAACTTCCCGTTGTTGTCGTAGATATCGTTTCGGTGGTAACCTTCATATTTTCCTGATAGCGGAGCACTGACCATATACCCGTTTTCAGGTGCGTCTTCGGTACCTCCGTAAACCAACGGGCGAACTTGAACCCCACTAAATTCAGCAACGGTGTCTAAAACTTGACCGCCAGGATCGCCTTCCCCGCTTGGGCCAGCCACAATAGACTGAAACCCCGTCTTCAGGGCCTGATCTAGGAAAGATTTTGGATCGTAGGCCATATCACTGCGTCAAGTCGTAGAAGGTCAAAGACCCGATGGCCGCACCGGAAGAGCCCGACAGCACCCGGATGCCCAGCGTATAGATATCACTCGTCCCCGTCAAGGAGGAGCCCAACTGAAGATCCCAGTTGTACCCAGCAGTCTGGTTGATCGTCCCGCTGGACTGGTTAGTGGACTTCACGTACTGGATATCTACGATGGTGCCTACCGTCATGGCCGTGGCAGAAGTGTCCATCTCCACGTTGGCATCGCTTGCCACCGCAGCCCAAGAGGCCGAGGTCAGCCCCGTGCTGTTCTTTGCCAGGATAACCTCAAAGTCATCCCCCGTCGAGGTCGGCATCACGTTAAATTTTACGGGCAGCACCACTGCGTTCAGCGCGGTGGAAGCCAGACGGATGGACACCAAAGGGAGAAAGGTCGTGCTGATCGAAGTTTTGGTCGTTGTTCTGCGGGCAACGTGCTCAATGGATGTCTGCTCGTAACCGCCTTCTGAAACCACCGAGGAGCAAATTTGTTTCAGAGACGAAGCGCTGGCCGTCGCTGCGGTGTTGGTAATCTCGTACCTGACCGGCAAAATTGCCGTGGTCATGTAAACAGAAGTGATGTCGTTTGCATTCTCAAAGGTATGGCAGACGATGTAGTTGCCGTCAATGATGAACCCGCATCGAACAGATCCAACCCCAAGCCATTCAAAGTCCATCCACAAAATTTGTGCTTTGGTCAGGTCCAGGGTGTAGCCGGAGTCTCCAGTACCGTTAAGTTTGTCGCCGTTCCAATCCGCTTGGTTGACCGCCCGCGCATCGCTGACAGATCCTGAGATGTAAGACCGCAGGACAAAGGAGACGGTGCTGTCTGCTTGCTGGATAAACACGCCGTTCTGGGTTCCAAAGTACCCCACCCGCTGGCGAAGCCCGGTTTTGGCAGTGTTCATGACGAACGTAGCCAAACACAACAACCCCTTACCCGGCTGGTACGGCATGCACCTGTAAGTTTGTCTTACAACTTCAGAACCACTGGAAGTGGTGACATCCATCCGCACCGATGATTCGTTGGGCAGGTACGTGGTTGACCCCCCAGTGGCCGTGCTGGTGTCAAACTGATTGTCAATAGCGTAGCGGTTTTGAGAATCAAAGATGGTGTATGGTGCGCTGGTTCTTAGCCGCCCAAACGCATCGACGTTGGTCCCGCCGATGGAGACTGGCACAGCGCTTCCAGTAGTTGCCACGATCTGCTCCAGCAGGTTATCTAGTTGGTTGAAGTACAGGCGCAGGATGTTGACGAGGTTGTCAAGATATCCCTTGTCGTAATCCTGCGTAGGCTTGGGCAGCGGCGGCGCTCGAAAGCGCTTGATGATGGTGGCCCAGATGGTCATTAGCTCTTCCTGCCGTCCTGACGCACATCAATTCTGGGCGAACCCAACTGCCACTGCACGCCAATCTGGTCAGACGCCGCCTTGATGGACATCTGCCTTCCACGAACACGGATGTTGACTTGTCCAGTGTATTGATCCACCGGAACTGTCGCACTGCGCACTACCGGATAAGAATTCTCACCCGCCACCGACATATCCGAAGTCACAGACGCTACAGGCACAACGCCTCGGGTATACCCTGAGCCTGAGTTTTGCAAAGGAAGCAGCGTTAGATTCATCGTGGGGCTTCCAGCCGTAGACCCCGTGAAATTTACGTCAGGAATAACCCGCCACACAAACCCAAAATTGTGCCCATCATCGATGTCAAATTCTGATGAGGTGATGTAGGCTTCAATCGGAAGAGTCGTAACGGTGGCGTTGTCATCTACTCCAGTTTCGTGGTTTAGCAGACGGCGGTTGTAGTCTGTTGCCATCGGAACATCACTAGATACGCTAGTGTCAATCCAAGCCGTGCGGCCCATTGTGCCGTAATACCAAGATTTCTCAACATAGTTGTAGATTACATAACGGTCTACAACCGTAGAACTGGCAGAGCAGTAGAACCACCAGATTTCATTGAACTGCTCGTTGGTGGATGCAAAAACTTGTTGCGACTGGTTTGTGTTGAAGTCACTAAAGACATACTGCCTCAAGTCACAGACCAGCGTTTCCACACGACCATCGTAACGGTAGAACTTGCCGTTCCCCATCCAGTAAGTAACGCCTGCTGCGGTAGCCCAAGCCCTATCGCTGACGATGGATGTGTTGTCAGAAAGAATCTGCGTGCCCCAAACAATCGGGGGGCCAAGGTACTGCAATGAGTACAGGGCCGTATCAGACCAAACCAAAAACTCTTGACGAACCTGAGCAACAGATTCAATTCTTGAACCGTGAGACAAGCGCACACTGCCCGCTTGGTTGGTAGCCGCAGGCGTCCAGTTGACGGCGCTTTCTTGGTCTGACCATCTGATCAGCATCGTGTCTTGCGTGGCAGAGCCGTAATCATTGCAGCCAAACGCCAGTACAAACCGAGAGGTGTCAGATATTGACAAGAGATGCTGGACGGTTGGAACGTCCGACGCCCCCGACAAGGAAGTGAGCGCCACACCACGAGTTGCCAGCCCACTTGTCTGATCCCAATAGTACAGAGGTCCGTCTTTGGGGCCGTAGATCATGTCTTCCCCAAAATTGTCGTGGTTCCAGACACGCACATTTGTCAGGGCTGCGCCAGTTGTGCCAACACCCCAGCCACCACCGCCCCACGGTCCCGCACCCCAGCCTGTTAAGGGGACTTGAACGGCGTCACCAACATTTACTTGATACGCAGCGACAACAGCAGCACCTCCGTAAGACCCTGCAGTAAGCGTTGTGCTTAACGTGATGGTGTAGGTATCAACCGTTAAAACGGTGACTTGATACTCTGCATTGAAGATGGAAGTGGTGGAGCCACTGTAAGTTACAAAGTCACCTGTGATGCAGTCATGTGCTACATCAGTAACCGTTACTGTCACAGTCCCGTTTGCCAAAAAAGGATCGCCTGTACCCGGAGGGTTTGGCCCCAGCATCGGGTTGACGGTCTTTCTTAGCGGCGTTACATCGTTGTAAGCGCCACCACCCGCCAGGGCAATGTAATACTTGAGGTTCGTCCCAAGCCCGACATATTTAAGCCCATCAAGCGCTGACCACCCCCACAACGAACGGCAGATGCCAAGAAACTGCTCGTTGGTAACCTGTTGCCAGCCACCAATCTTCTCAGGTTGACCTGAACGGAATCGAATCTTGTCGCACGAGAACCAGCCGCCCTCGGTGCTGTAGCGGGTTCCTTCGCGGTTGACGCCCGACTTCAGTTGCAATTTTCTGAGCATGTTTACCCCAGCAGTGCCGCCTCTGCGGCTCTACGCTTGACCAGACCGGGCAGTACACGCCCGCCACCGCGCACCCACAGGGCCAACTGCTCCTTGGCACCTTCCCAGTCAAGCGCCCGAAGTTTGCGCCGCAGGGTGGAGGTCTGTAGTCTACCGGAACCGAGGTTGTAGGTGAAGTCCGCGATGGCGCAGAAGGCCCGCCAGTTCCCGTTGGTCACGCTCCAAGCAAAAAGCTCAGGACACTGCCGCATCACAGCCGAAGCACAGACCCGGCGCAATTCGTCCATGAGCCAAGCGTCGGCCACCTCCCGCGTGATGGGCGGGTGCTCCATCGTCACCTTGCTGCCGTCAGGCTTGTAGACCGTTCCCCAACCGATGGTAGGGTAGCCTGCTGGGCAGATGTAGGGATAGATCAGCCCGTCTTTTCCAAGACGGTGCAGCCCCTCAAACTGCTTGCACAGTGCTACGGCTACGTCGAGGTTCACGCTAGGCCCCGCTTTTCAAGCGTACGGTTCATGAAGTAGTAGTTAATCGTACCTGCCACCAGCGCCGCAAAGTCAGGCGACATGGCAGTCTTGAACACTTCCACTGGCGGCATGCCTTGCAGCCAAGCGTTCCACGCAAACCAGATGTGAACGAACGACCAGATGAACAAGATCCAGTAGGTAACCACCGGACGGACTGAAGCGCTGAGAGAGGCCACCCAGCCGCCTGCAGCCTTGACCATCTCGGTCTGCTGATCCAGCGCCGACTTGAACGCATCCAACACGCCGACATCCACAGCCATACCGTGCTGAGCACCGATCTCCTGCAACTTCTGCGCCCCGCGCATCTGCTCCAGTTGGCACTGCTGCTCAAACATTTTGAGTTCGTGCAGGCGCTCGTTCTTGCGATCCAAGAACTTCAGGACTTCGGGAGCAAGTCGGAACAGGCCACCGAAGATGGAACCGAGAAGGCCCCCACCGAGGATGTCAATCATTTGGTGCTTCCAACGTTAAATTTGCGTGACATTTAGCGTCAATGTCGTTGCCGCATCTACGTAGGTTGTGTTCGAAACCGCAAAACTTATTGCCGAATCCGACAAAGACGCGACTCCATCAGTCATTGTTCCGGCAGCATCTGTAAGAGAAGGAACTGAGTAGGACACACTTGTGCCGCCTAACAAATAACCGCCAGTTTTTGCGCCGCTTACAGGCAGTTTTGCAGCAAACCTGTTTGCAACTGCGCTTATTTGTAATGCTCCAGACACCCAAATAGCCTGATTATTATTTGCGGCAATAGAGTTTAGACCGATACTGCTGTCAGACAATAAACGCTGCCATGTTAACGACCCTGTGGATGTATACTTTGCTATTACTGCGCCGGTTGTCCCGCCAGACACATTCCCTACAATATAAATGTCATTGTTTGTGTCAATAGACATGGATATCGCAAACTGCGTTGTAGCTCCCGTAAGTGCCCGTTGCCATTGCAACGCCCCAGAAGAATTATATTTGAGCAATAGCAGCGTTTCAGGAGATGTTAGCCTAGCCAAAAAATAAACATTGTTTGCTGAGTCTACTGCATTTGCATAAAAACCAGTAAAAGTATTTAATAGTTCTCGCTGCCACTGAAGTACGCCAGAGGAGTTTAGTTTTATAAGCGGAGCCCCAGTTGCGCCAATTTGCCACCCTGCACAATACACATTATTAGACGAATCTGTTGAAACGCATGTCCCGTAATAGTTGTAAGAACTATCGTAGACCACTCTATCCCAAAGTAAGGTTCCAGTGCTATCTAATTTTGCTATAACTATGTAACTGACACTAGGGCCGCCATAGCCCACTATTAAAATATTATCAGCAGCGTCTATTGCTAGTGCAGACGCTTCTACGCTGTAGGACGTAGTAAGCCGTTTTTGCCACTGCAAAACACCACTGTTATTATACTTAATAATGTTTATTCCATCTACACCAGCGGAGTTTGAGTAACCCACAACGTAAACATTACTTGATGTATCTAACGCAATATCGGCGCCACGTACCCCGTAAGGTGCAGTGTTTGTCAAAGATCTTTGCCATACAATATTCCCAACGGCATCATACTTTGTTGTATATGCTACATTTGGCCCCCCAGAATACCCAGTAATATAGCTATTACCTGTAGCGTCAACCGCAATACCTGTTTGACTGTTACCGGCATTTGCAGAAGCAAGCCAATTGCCCCCTACGGACAACAGCCCAAAGGCACGAGACGATGCCGCGCCACGAGTACCAATCAGCGGCATTACGCAAACCTCGTTTGGGCAGCTAGAACCGTGAACGCTGCTGCGCCCGTTTTGATGATGGTGTACGAGTACACATCAATACCTGATACGTTGCCAACCGTGGGCGCAGACCCCCCCTGCCACTTGGGCGTTACCGACGCACCATCTACTTGCACCGCGCTGTTGTAGTACGCCGTAGCTCCTTGAGTCACAAGAAAGGCCACCGTAACGCTCTGGCCCGTGCTCATCGCCGTATTCAGGCTGGTGCCAGAAGAGGCTCGGAAGTTAACCGTCCAGTTTGCAGAAGCGCTGGTTGTGTAGTACAGAACCGATTGAGTAGTGACATCGTAGTTGATCGTACCCGTCGCTGCCGTGGCAGATATCGTCACCACTTCTGCAGCATCCGTCAGGACGGCGGCTAACGTGCTGGATGAACCACTGAAGGTTTGGGTTGCTGTAAAAGTTGTTGCCGTACCTGGGGCCACAAAGTCTGTTCCCGCAGTGGCTGCAGTGAATGCCGAGGTGCCGTTGCCTTTGAGAACCCCAGTCAAGGTTGCTGCGCCCGTCCCCCCCGAAGCCACAGGCAACGCAGCACCAAGCGTCAGGGAAGCAAAGTAGTTCTGCGCAACAACTACGTTAGTGCCATCGCACCGCAGGGTCATGGAAGCCCCGTTGGGTACAGAGATCCCCGTGCCAGAAGTTCTGACCGTCTGAGCAAACCCCGTGTTGTTGGTTACAAAGTACAGCTTGCTGACAGAAGGGACAATGACTGCAAACGAAGCGCCCGGAGTCCCTCCAAGCACGAGGAACATGGCCCGTGCTTCATCCGATGCACCGTTGTTGTTAGACAGCGTGTAGTTTGCTGCCGTCATCGTGATCGTGGCGGTTCCCGCGATAGAAGCATCTACCAGCGCTGTCAGGCCGGTGTTGACCTGCGTGCCCCAAGTTCCAGAGTATTCCCCGGTAGAAGGCTGGACCAGCCGAAGGCTTGTGGTGTATGAAGGCATTTGAACCTCAGTTGATCACTTGGGTCCAGTTCGGACCTTGGACTGTTGGGACTTGAACCCACCCCGGAGCCTGAACATCTACAACCCCCGTCCAGTTTGGGCTTTGTGTGGTTGCGTTTGCTGTCCACCCCGGTGTTTGACTTGTTCCTGCCGCTGCCCACCCCGGTGATTGGGCGTCTGATATCAGTTGCCAGTTAGGCGTTTGCCCAGATGGGATGGTAATCCAAGAGCCCGATGCCGTAAAGGAACTTTGCCAGTTTGGACTCTGCGTGCTTAGCACATCTGCCCAGCCCGGAGCTTGCGGTGTTGGAACATTGCCCCACGATGAACCTTGTGTATTTACAACAATCTGCCAGTTCGGAACCTGCGTGTCATCAATGATGTTCCATAGAGCCGTAGTGACAAAGACATTCCCAATGAAACCTTGCGCTTGAACTCCGGTGACTTGAACAATGACACTTGTACCAGAGGAAACTGCTCCGTTGTAACTACCGAAGTAGCTGCCGAAGTAAGTGCCTGCGTAACTCATGTCGGGTTTACAGTTGTGACATCTCTTGTGCCTGTTGTGTAAGAAGCCTGCACTCGTGTCGTTGTCCCGTCCTGCGCCTTGAAGGTCATCGTGCCTCCTTCTAGACCTGTTGCATCACCCGCGTTTACGGCAAGCAATAGACGTAGCACATCCTTGACTGTCAGAGTGCCTTCCACAATCTCTAACAACGGATCTGTACCTGAGTTGTTCAGCAACTCGCCCATCGTGCCGGGGTCGTTGTATGCGCTGGACAAAGCACTCCATACCGCCGCCGCTAAATTTTGCGGGCTGAGTTCGGTGAACGGTGTGATGTCGCCGCTCAAATTTCCCGTGGCCCTGATCGTGGCGCTGTTTGAAAACTGGACCAGAGCGGCGCCGATGGCATCGACGATGGCCCCCAGCGTGGCGTTGTTGACCGTGAACGAGAAGGACGTGCTGCCAGATGCGGACAGGGCGCCGGCCAAGTTGGCTGCAAGGTTGAACGTGATGGACGTCGAACCTGACGCCGAGACGATCAGTTGCCCGTCTGCCGGGTTGACGGTGATTGTGACCGTCGTGCTGCCCGTGATGTTGACGCCCGCCGCGAGGTTCAGCGTACCCGGCGTGACCGTCACCACCAGATTGGTGAACGACGACATCGCCCCCGGCTTGTACGGCAGCACCCACGACGATGGAGCCAAGTGCCCGCTGGGGATGCCTGCCAGCTTGGACGGGATGCCTTCGCCCACGGACTGGTTCATCCGGTCGCCACGCCTCCACATGGAACGGAAAGTTCCAGGCGAACCGCCGATCTGGCGCAACGGAAGCTGCGCCAGGAGCGTGGTGTTTGTCTTGAGAGCCATGAGCCCGATCAACCCCAGCCGACCTCGACCGCGCCGTAGAAGTTGGTGCTTGCCGCCGTGGCCGCGCCCGCGAAGTAGAGCCACGTGAGGCAGGCACCGTCCATCACCCGAGGAAGGCTCGGCAGTTGGTTCAGCAAATCACGCTCGGCAGCGACGGACACGGTGGTCAGCGGCAGCGTGAGCAGCGGGCGGGCAAGGCACAGCGCACCGGTGCCGGTGTTGGCAGCAGAGAACGTAACCGTCGCCACCGTGGACACGCCCGTGTCGCCCGAGGCCAAAGGAAGGAATGGGCCGTAGTTGTTGGCCGCCGTGCCGCTGTGACTGATGTGCCCCACGATGCCGGAAGCCGTCATGGCGACCGTGACCGGCAGGCTGCGCCCCGAAGTCGGCACCGTGTTGCTGTAGCTCAGCGCAATGTTCTGCGCCGTGGCGCCCGCTGCAGCGGTTTGCACCCAGAACAACCTGCACCCGGCCCCGTTGGTGTAGCGCAGAGTGGGCGTGCCCGTGAGGGTTTGTGCCGTGGCGCTGTTATTGCTGATACCGGGCCAGTAGCCCTGCAAGTCCACCAGCATCAACTGTGCCGGGACACCCGTGGCAACGGAGGTGATGGCGCTGACGTTCAGGACGTGCTTCGTGTCAGGCGAGACATTCCCGCCATGCGGCAGGCCGAAGATCTGCGTGCCGTTGCCGGTGGTTTCGTCGCAAGTTCTCCACGCCAGCGCAGTGCCCGCAAAGGCGTTGGCGACAGGCGTTCCGGCCAGTCCGCTGAAGTCATACCAACGGCCTGCGGTGTAGGCTGAACCGCCCGTGAGTTTGTTCCAGTCGGCGCGGTTGAACTTGCCGCTTGTGATCTCGTTGACGAGATCGTCCATTGAACTGAATGGCATGGTGATTCCTTACGGTGTCCAGATGAATTGCGCCTGCCCCACCATCGGCAACAAGCCGCTTGTCTGGGTGGATATGTTGTAGATGTAGTTGAGAAACGCGCCGTCGTAGATTCTGGGCAACGCTGCCTGCTCACGAAGGAAGTTTTTTTCAACGGTTGACGACAACTCGTTGGCGGACATCGTGAACAGCGGCTTGGCCAACAGCATCACGCCGAACCCGCCCACGCCTGCCGCAAGCTGCACAGACTGC